CGCCTCGAACAGTAGAGAAAGACTTGAACTCCGCAAGAGTTGCGTAGGAGTTGGTCAATCCAGAACCGGCAATAGTATCCGCGCTGGTCGCGGCGGTAGTTAGCCCGGTACAGGTATCGTTGTCCGTCGCGATATTCAGAGAAGTATCATTCGCCCTATTATAATGGTCGGTCAGGATGATCTTATCCGTAGCTCCACTCACTACAAACGCGGTGGTAACGTCCCCGTCTAAAGCAAGGGTGGCCCTGAACAAAGCAGCGGCGGCATCGGCTGTAATACCAGCCCCCACCACAACCGTAATGGTCTTGGGGGAGTTGGGCATATATGCCGAAGTAACAACCGCTTTAGCGTTTCCCGCCAAAGTCGTTCCAGTAGCAATAGTCGCAGTTTCAGCTTGATGTGCCATTTTTTAATGCCTCTTGTATCTTGTCCATATATTTCTGGTCTTCGTTTATGGCCCCGGTATACATTCCAACCATGACGGCTAGTTTGACATAAGCATCCAAAGCCTCGCGAAGTTTCTTGAACTGAACCCGCCTTTCCGAATCAAATATCTTCGGTTCAATCCTGCCCATTATCTCCTGACATATCGAGGCGGAGGCCAATAGTTCCTTCCTCGTTTCCTCGCGCCTCACCCCGATGGCGTTTTGATCCCTGGAAAACTCGTGATACGAGAAAATATAAGTACCCGTTTGTGCTTCCATCGCGCGGGCGCGGTTGTAATATCTTTCGTTTTCTTGTCTAGCGCCATCTAAAACACCGAAGTTCTGCCCTACCTGCGCTTGTTTTTTGATGCTCTCGATCAATGCCTCTTGCCCTACTCCACTTTCTTCATACCGCTTCAGTACTTCAACGGTATTGCTTTTTACGTCAATATATTCTTTCTGAACATCATCGCACTTGGGAGTTAATTCATCTATCGTCTTTTTGAATTCTTCTTTATCCAGTCCGATGAAGGTCTCTAAAGGATAAAGAGGGGCATCAAACATATTGCTATGGGATACCCACTTGACTCCCAATCCGACGCCGATACCAATCCAGAACATCGCACAGGGCTGTTGTTCCCTGTACTCTATCTGGTCAGATAACTCGATCCCGTAGGTATGTATCTCTTTATACCCAAGATAAATTCCCAAAGCGAACGAATAGGCGATGGATGAGGTAAAAAAATCTTTTCGCCCTCTCTCTGATAAAACCGTAAGACCGGGTAACAACTTCTCGACGATCTCATCTGTGGGAAACTTTACAGACTTTGGCACCTCGGGGGATTTATCCAGCATGTAAATTGTCGGAGTATCCCCGGACATCAGCCATTTACCATGATCTATATCCCCTCTATTCATGGGGTTTTTCCAGATGGAATCCTGGTGAATTTGGAACACGGCGTCTGCTCGTTTACACCAATCCTTTTGAGCCGACTCGTTAAATACCCAAATATCGAAATCCATGTCGTTATAGTCAATATCGTCGCGCGTCATTGGAGCGCAACCGACTATCGCAAGTTTCTCTCTCACTTATTTACCTTTCTCCCGATAACCGGGCTATATCAGAATAAAAATGATAACAAAGGGGAGAGTCAAAGCCCTCCCCCAACGATGTTACGAACTGGACGGCATTGAATTTCCAGGATACCTCGGCTGAATGAAAGCCTGAATACCTGCGGTGACGACCTTCGTAGAAGTCGGAGTCAATCTAACCCCAACCCAACGATGCTGGTCTCCCAAAGCCATTACGTCAACGGGGTCAATGTCAATCAATACTGATGCGCCCGTTAGGACGGCGGACAAAAGAGTTGCGCCCGCCGTAGTACCATCTGTGATGGCGCCCCATCCCTGCGTAGCGACAGCCGAAGAAAGTCGGTAATCGAACTCGATCTTCGTGGCACTTGCGCTAGACCCTATGGACGACCCCTCAACAGAAATAGTGACGTTGGTGGCAGAAGTGACCCCAAAGTTGACCAGGAACGTAACCCAATTCGCAAGGTTCAGATCAACGAACTCTGAACAGGCGCATGAGTTAGTGAACGCTACTGGAGCCAATGCCGGGATAACTTGAACGTCTTCGCCAAATCTTACTGTTCTCATTTTATACTCCTTGTTTATCCGGTATGGGGGGCTTTTCAGCCCCCCTAACTACTAGGTGCTGGACGGAATGTTATTTCCCGGATAGCGAGGTTCAATAAAGGCGGTAACGGCTACGTTAATCGCCTTTGTGCTGGTGGGAGTCAACTTAACTCCAACCCAGCGATGCACCTCTCCAAGTGCAAGAACATCAGCGGGATCAACGTCAATTAGAACCGAGGCGCTTGTCAGGTCGGAGCAGGAAAATGCTGTTCCAACTGTAGTGCCATCGGTGATGGCCCCCCATCCAGCCGTAGCAATGGCGGACGAAAGCCGATAATCAAATCCGATTATGGTCGCGCTCAAACTCGAGCCAATGGACGAGCCTTGAACCGCGATGGTAACATCGTCGCAGGTCGCGCCCGCGCCGGTAGTTACAACGCCGAACGAAACCAGGAAGGTAACCCAGTTCGCAAGGTTCAGGTCCACAAATTCGGATATGCCGCAGGAGCCGACAATATCAATCGGGCCTAATGCGGGAATAATGAGGGTGTCTTCACCAAATCTAATACTCATGGTGTCGCCTCCTAGATCGTGGTGGCTGCTAATGTAACATAGGGGCTGATGGTCGTTACAGCGTCATGTTCGGTTACAGCAGAAGCCCAAAGAGGGCATCCGTCAACGCGATAGACAAACCTAAACACAGACTCGTCATAAATAAAGTTGACATGGATGCTCGATGCGCTCTGGATTCCACCAGATTTCTCAATCATCTTATAACAAGACGGGCTGACCAGGATAATGTCGCCTTGAGTACCGGCGGCAGGCTGGTATTCCGTCTCATAGTACGGCCGCCCCAACAGGGTTGCGTAAGGTAGACCAGAGAGTCCGCCCGGGGGCAGGAATACAGGGGTAGTGCCAACTGCGAGGTTCAACAGCGAGGGGAACAGGGTGTGTGAAGCCAACCAGACGTAATCATTCACGCCGGGATAACGTCTGCCCCACATCCGCCCAATGTCAGCGGAGTCAAACGCGTCTGTGGTCGTGCGCGCGAGGGCGATCAGGGCAGGGCTTGACAGGATGCCAAGAGGCTGTCCAACACCAGTACCGTTGACGATGGCATCTTCCACTCGGAACCGGAGTTCGTTCGGGACGGTGTTCATAATCCACGACTGTAGAGCGTTCGCGTCCTCAAGCAGTTCGTCGGTAGCATAAACCAGCGCGGCGACTTTCTTGAGTTTCAGTTCCAACTGGCGGAACAGAGGATGCGAGGCGGTTTTCTGTGCGGCTTCCGCCATCCAGTAACCATAAAGCCCGCCATATCGTGAACCATCAGCGCGGGAGGTCTCGTCAACGACGTTATAGGTCATTGAGTTGCCCTGAACTGGGTCTCGGGGGAAGATGCTCATCAGGGTTCCCACCCCGTACACCTTCTCCAAAATCCCACCAGCAACCTGCTCTGGGACCAAGAAACCACCGTGCGACGGGACTGTTTCGCCCATGCCGGTCTGCTTCAAGGGCAGTAGGCGCTTGTCAATTGAAGCCGGATACTGTCCAGCGACCTTGACGGCCTGGAAAAATTCGGACGGAGACTTGAACGGTTGTTCAGCCTCGTCTTTCGTGATCTTGATGTCGGCGGTCTTTTCAGCGGGTTCGGATTCGCGGAATTTCTTCACGGCGTTCTCCGCCCCTGCATCCAAGAGAGCCTGTAATTCTGGAGTGATCTCCATTTTTGCTTCTCCTTTAGGTTGAATGTCCGCTTTGTCCTTGCCGCCCTCACTTGTCGCGACTTGCGTCGCCTCTGACTTGTCTTCAGGGGTTTGGTTTGCGGTGTTATCGCTGATAAAAGATTTCAGCGGTATAACTGAATTTCGTGGTTCGGCCGGGCAAGGGGTTAGACTTGCCTCCGCCATGTACCACTGGGTAATATGTGATCCTTTTTCGTCATCTTCTTTATTCACTACATGAGCGGCAGCGCCGGACGACCAACCAAGTTTGCCGTTCTGCGCCATCTCGTAAACCATCTTCTCGTACTCGTCCCGCATGTTCAGTTGAGCCTCCGCCCAAAGTCCAAGATCGTCCTGCTTGACTTCAGCGGTTCCGATACGTCTCGTTTTCATCTTCTCGTCAAAACCATGATGGTACAAGACGGGAAGTCTGGAATATTCTCCAAAGTCTGTGTCCTTGTCGAAATAGTCCCCGGTCATATCCAATCCACCAAAAGTGACCAGATACCCACCCACTTTATTATCCGGCAGGGCTTTTACAACCCCACCATAAGTAATGACCGTGACAGACTTCTCCTCGCTCGCGTACAACGCCTGCATGTGCGCTACTGCTTCCTCGTGTGTATCATGGCATTTCACGGTTTCGCCCGTGTCGTCCTTGATTACACACTTCCCCTTACCATCGTCGTCTATATGCCAGGGCATGTTCACCTCCATAACGAAAAAAGCGCAAACGCTCGGATAGAAAAAACTCCGAAACGCTTGCGCCGATTTACTACGGCCTCTGCAAGCCATTCGCCTCCCGCCTTTTTACCGGCGGGGCTGTGTATTTACTTGCGGGTATATTATCACAGATTTTAAAAAACGTATAGGTTTTTCAGATTGCTATTATCTATGTTATAATTATGAATATGGCTACCAGTAAACTACAAATTGCGGTTGGGGATATGTTGGATAATACATTCCCCCAATATCACATACATGAAAACTGCCGCCCGGATTGGATGTTATCGTCGAATCTAACAAAACTGGAACTCGATTTTTATATTGAAGAAATAAAAGTGGCTTTTGAAATACAGGGGGCGCAACACTATCAATTCGTCGAGTTTTTTCACGGGACTTATGAAAAATTCGAGCAAAGAAAACAGTACGATCAAGAAAAGCGGGATTTGTGCTATGGCGCTGGAATAAAATTATTCGAGATTGATACCCTAATGGATGCGATAATCAGAATTGGGGAAATAAAAGACCACAATAAAAAAATCCAATTGGGCGAAAAAAATATTGCGGAACGAGCGAGAACCTGCAAATTGCCTTTGGAAAATTCTGGGGGAATGCCAAAAAACAAAGCGTCTCACCAAAACCAAATATCTCTCCAAAATAAGGGGGAAGTAATCTCGTCTGAACAAAGGACAAATATATCGCTCAATAAATATATTAAGTCTAGGAATAAATACCATAATAACGATAACGCGACGGACAAAGAGAAGAGGGACGAGATAAGGAAATTTTATAAAAAATTACACAAATATAATCTAAAAGACGATAGCGGAAAATTGATACCGTTCTTCGGTTTTAAATATTTGGGGATTATAGAACAGGATGCGTTATTAGAAGAGGCCGGAATTTTACAGAAAATAAGTCACGAATCTTCAATCCGTGCGATCAATATCGGCTGGTTGTCAACCAGTTCGTAGTGCGTTCCACAGAGACCACAGAACCTATGCCCGTTGTAAAGCCTGTGA